AAGTCATTTCTAATTAAGTTTTCAACATCAATAGATGATTGAATCATTAATTGTCTAGTAACATCAGTAAATGCACCTAGAGTTTTTGGCGACATAGTTACAGAACCAACTGTAAATTCTGATTCACCAGCAGCACCACCCTCTGAACTAATAAATGCAGCACTTGAAGCACCAGTTTTTCTTGGGATTTTTACATCACCACTTAGTCCATTAAGCATAGTTGCCATTGGCATAACAGCAGAGTTATTTCTTAGAACATCTATGAAATCACCTGCTCTATAGTCTTGACCAATAAGATTTGAATCATCAGAAGCGTTTAAATCTCTTTGATTCCAGTTTCTTAAAACTTCATCAGGAAGCATAACGCCTTGTGCTGTAGTCCCATAAGCTCTTTGTGCTGCTTCTGAACATTCAAATTCAAATTTTGCAGCTTCTTGGGCTTTTCTATCTGTAGGATTAGCCATAGCATTTACTGCTCTCATGATGCTAAATCTTTTAGTTTCTTTTTCAGTTAAACCAATTTCTGTAGGAGTTTCTAAAGGAACATCATTAGAAATGTTTTCTAATAATTGTCCTCTAAATTCTTCAACAGAAACACCATCTTTAATAGCTTGATTTGCTAAATCTCTTTTATTGTGTCTTACACCAAGATCAATAATTTCTTTTGAGTTCTTTTGAAATTCTTTTCTTGCTTCATCAACACTTTGCGATCTAACTTCATCAAGATTAATTTCTTGTTTTTCGTTTTCCATTACTTTCACCTTTGTTGTGTTTAATGTTTGTTTATCTTTAGATCGACCAACTCCAACAAGTCTGCTTTGATCTGCTGGTACACTAACAGAACTAATTTCCATTGGTGTCCATGATGCACGATAAAAAGTTTCATCATCTTTGTTTTGTCGTTCCAGTTTATCTACTCTGTAGCCAACAGATATATTCATGCGAATACCATCAACTACATCTCTAAAAACTTCTTCAGCAAGAGCCGATCTACCAAATCGAACTACAGCAGTTGTTCTTTTCTGCTTCTGATCAAGTTTAAATTCTTCTACTACACCAATTTGTTTTGTCATATCGTGATCCAGTAGTAATGGTGCTGTTTTAGATTCCATAAATTCCATATTTACTTCATCTTCAGAATGTCCTAGCACTTCCATACCAAAACTTCTTTCTACTGGAGTTTCACTTGAAACACCAATTCTAACAGTCCTTTTTTCTTCATCGATATGATGAGCTTTAGTTAGATCAATGGTTCTGAATTTCATAGGCATTTCTAATACCTTGCGATCTTCTTTATCCTTTTCTCTATCTTTTTCTTCATCTTCATCGTGATAAGGTCTTTCAGAATCAGTCATTTCCATTTCCTCTTCTTTATCCTCGTGGTGCTTTGCAAACTCTATGATTACAGAATCATCAGTTTCATTCACATTAAGGATATGTCTATCTTCTTTATCTTTCATAGCTTTTTCCTCTTTTGATGATAAAGGGTGAGATTCAGGAAGCAGATCAGTATCATGCTTCCCACCTTGAAACCTCCCATTTCGCAAAGCGAATAGGAAGCTGTTTACTCTAGCGTACGCCCATTGTTCAGGTGAGCTTACATTAGGTCTTACTGAAGCTGGATTAGTTTTGTATGCACCAATCCCTCTTTCAAAAACTGTTAATAATGTTCTATATGTTGTTCTTTTAGAAGCTGCATTATTTACTTCTTCATTATGTTTTTCTACCTTTTCTCTAAGTCCTTTTTCTACAGCATCAGAAACTTGTCTATCTTGTTGAGCCTGACTTGCTGATCCTGATTCTTTACCCTCTCTATATTTAATAGCTTCAAGTACAACATCCTTCATTCTTTGTTCTCCTAAATTACCAATAACTCCCCACTTCATTTGTGCAATTACTCCACCAATATTAGATGGTCTAGCTGCTTTATCTCCTGACTTAAATTGTGAACCATCGCCAAAATGTCTAGCTGCCCATGCTTCTCTTTCTTTAATCCAACTTAGAACACCATCAGTTTCTTCACCTGCTCTTGCTTTTGTCCATAGATTAAATGATTCATTGCCTCTAATGTTGCCACCAGCTTTGTAAATATCATTATCATTTTCTTTGACACCAGCTATAAAGTCATAATCAAATTGTGGATATTCAGAGTTTCTAAGAGATATTTTTTTATCATCTCCTTTATTTGGAAAGTCTGTAAGATTGTGTTTACTCATCTTCTTCACCACCAAGTATATTAGCTTCGACTGGTAACTTAGTTCCAAATGGTTGATATGCTATTTCAATACCATATTGTTTTGCTAACTCAACTTCTTTTTGATGTTGTTCAAATAGTTCTTCTACATCTCTTCCATAGTTTGCAGATATATCGGCATAAGTAACAGTACCATTTTGTAAACCTAATATGTTTGATTGCATTTCTTTCAATGGATCAATCCATGCAAAACTTCTTGGTATATAACTTATAGCTCTAGCAAACTTGTCATACTTTGCTATAGGTAGGTTTATATAACCTGTTGATATAGCCATTTCTAACCATGACTTAAATATAGGATTTATAAAATGATCTATTACAAACTGTTGATATAGTTGATACATACTTCGATCTTCTAATGCACCTTGTCTAATACTACTATAGTTAACACTTGTTAAATCGTTAGATAAAGCGTGATATGAAATATTTAAACCTGATGCAATACTTCTTAATACGCTAGTTGTAAATGGTTCAAATGCAGATGTTGGATGCGTAGGATCAAAAGAAGTAAACTCCATACCAGCAGGTAACTGTTCAAACACTCCTGCTTGTGCGTTCATAGTAGGATTAAATGTATCTTCTTGTTCACCATCTCCTACATAACCATCCCCATCAGGTGAAGTTATAAAACCCATTTTAGAAGCACCAACTCTAGCTGCTACTATTTCTGCTTCATAATATCCGTTAAGCATTTTCATATTAGCTATGATAGGTGCAATAAATGATACACCTCTAGTCTGTTCTGCTCTTTGTGGTAAATAGGCGTGTATTATTTCATCTGCTGGAACTCTTATATATTCTTGTGAAGGTTTAGGATATGTATTGTCATAAGGATGTTTTTTAAACAAATGATATGCAACTGGTTTACCACCTTTATCAAGCTCAACACCCATCTTAATACTGTTGCCATTTTTAAGATATGTTTCATTTTTGTTTTCGTCTAAATGATCTGCTTCTATAAATGAAATTTTAAATCCAAATGGTGAGCTGCTATCTTTTACTTTTCTTACTAATACCTCACCATCTCTACAAAGAGTTTCAATAAATATCTTTTGACAATCTATAAATGTAAGTCTTTCGTTTACTGTACAGTTTCCTAGTTGACTCCATTCTTTCCATGATCTCTCAATAAGCAGGTTAGCTCCAATATCTAATGATTGATCATCATTTCTTGCTTTGGAGCTAACTCTTACGCCCTGCTTTCCGATCACATTAGATACCATCAGGTTTAAGTATCTTGAAATAAATGGATCGTTTCTTGCTAAATCTCTGCTTCTATCTCTAAGAAGCCTAATAGAATTTTTGATCTCAGCATCAGCAGATGTAGAGCTAGTTATAAAATCAGCAAATAATCTACCTGTATTTGCACCTGTATAACTTCTTTTGAATTTTCTTTTTGGTTTTTTATTACCACCAAATATATTGTTATACCAAGCCATTATGAATAATCAGTTACATTAGTTGTTTGAGTTGATCCAAAGTTTACTTTAACAGTATTACCTGAACCTTGTTTGTTTCTAATTCTTGCAAGTTTTATTTCTTTTAGATATTCAGCTTTGTATCTATCTCTGAATGTCATAAGTTCATCTATAGACATTCTCGATAAAGACCTACCTGCTATAGACATTGAAGATTGATCCATACTTGCACGATTCTCAATAACTGCTTCTAAAGCATCAAGCACTATCTTAGCGTGACTTCTTAAATCAGCATTTGTGTTAGCTAAATTTTCTGTAATGGTTGTTCTTCCTGAATCAACCATAACTCTATTTGAATCAGAAGATTTTGTTATGTATGCTTCCCAAATATAATCACCTATTGCGTAACTGGTTGTGCTAGATGATGCAGCTTCTATGTAATATGTATCATCTGCTTCAGTAGCAGTAAGTGTAAATTTTTTTGTACCACCACCACCAGCATCTAAGTGAAACTCATAAGTTAGAGCATAAGCACTTACTGGATAATCACTTGCAAGATCATCTCTTCTCCATGCCCAAAAATCACCAAGCACAAGTTTGCTTGGTTCTTTAGTAGTGTAATTGATTCTATCAAAAGCGTTAGACAAGTAAAAACCTCTCTTATTTATAGATTAATCTACCTATAACACTAAGGTTCTTTACTGTATTGTCAATATTAAAAAGTTAAATACTTGTCATTTCCAAGAAGTAGCAAAGTTTTGTCTATTTATATCTTTTCTTGTCTTTTGTTTTGTTTTTTGTGGACTATTGTTCTCTTGTACTAATATCTTTTGTTCTATAACATCAAAATTTGGATTTAAAATATAAATAGCTGCAAAATTATAAACAAGAGTATCTAATGCTTCATTTCTAGGTCTTATCTGCTTCCAAATCAAAGACTTCTTACCTCTTATCCATTTAGTAACTCTTTTTTCTGCTGTTAATTGTTTAAAATATTCTTCATCTAAATCAGAGCAGAAGTGTAATGTAGTAGATTTAGGATCAGTAGAAAGCCTTGCAAATATAGCTTCTTTAGCAGTATCAGTACCAACACCATAAAGTACAGCTTTATTTTTACCAACAAATGTTGGTCTATTAGCTATTGGTTTACCAGCTTGTGATAAACCTTTGATAGCAAATATTCTTCTAGCTTGTCGTGGCTTAGTAAATTGATAAACCATATTAGTATGATGTCCACCTGAATCTAAACAAGCAGATGATATGGGTATAATTCTATTTGTTTCAGTTTTAAATCTTTTCTTTAAGTAAACATCTAATTCTTGCCATACATTGTATGCATTTGGATCACCCCAAAATATCTTATAGTCTAACACCCATGCTTCATAGTTTTTACCCCAACCCACTAGCTGACATTCCAATCGGTCTTTTTGTGTATCGACACCTGCTGTTATAACTAATACATCTTCAGGTACATTAGTTTTATCGTATGACAATCTTCTTTGTAATAAAGTGTCATACTCTACTGCATCTCCTTGTTCTTCCCATGATTCTCCTAATGCAGTATTTATAAATGTTTTTAATGTTTCAGGATTCTTTTTTGCTTCAAGAAAGTTAGTAGCCATTTGCGACCATGTACTCCAAACTGAATAAAGTTCTGATATATGAAATCCTGCTGTATTGTTTGATGGATTTGTTGTTCTCCATTCTCCATGTTTTAACATCCATTGTTTCTTTGATTCTTCAATTACTGATCCGCATTCTTCACAAGCATAAGCTGCTGTTTCAGGCTTATCTTCTTCCCATACAACATTTTTCCATTTTAATACTTGTTTATGTTCACATTCAGGACAAGGTACATAGTAGTAGCGTTTATCTGATTCTTCAAAAGCTGATTCTATTGCAGACAAGCCTTTTACTGTTGGAGTAGAACACATAAATATTTTTCTATTCCAAAATGTTTTGGTTCTCGCTATTGCAAGTGCAATAGGACTACCCTCACTACCAGCAGAAAGCTCATATCTATCTACTTCATCCATCAGCAATATTCTAATAGGTCTTGATGCTAAACCTGAAGCAGAGTTAGAACCAACGATAGTCAAATGACCACCTGCAAACTTCTTATGCATAGTAGTATTATTAGCATCTCTACTCCTAGCATCTTTAACACTACCTCTTAGCTTTTCACTATCTCTGATCATAGCTGACAATCTATCTTTACTAAATGCTTGTCCCATTTGTAATGTTGGTTGCACAATTAATATAGGTGAAGCATCTTGATCTATGTAATAACCTATTGCGTTTAGTATTATTTCAGTCTTACCAACTTGCGAAGAAGTCATAACTACAATTCTCTCAATGTTTGGATCATTGAAAGTGTCCATAATCTCTCTTTGATACTCTGCTCTACTTGTATTCCATTGACCAGCTTCAGCAGAAGATTCAGGTGATAACTTCCTGTAACGATCAGACCATTCAGATAACTTTAGATCAGGTGGTGGTTTAAATGTCTGATGCGTGTTTTTCAACACGATCTGCATATTCTGTAGGTATTCCATTTTCTGCTAGTTCATTAAGTGCATCATAGATGCAATCTTTAAGTAATTTTTCTGCTTCTGCATAGTTTTCAGTTGCAATCATCTGATGTGCAAGTCTTGATGGTATACCAAGTAGCTTTGCTCGTACATTTGCAACAAAATCAGTCCATGTATCTTGTACTAAAGGTGCTGGTATTAGTTTACCTTCTAATTCTGACACTTCTAGCTCTGCTTTATCAGCTTGTGCCTTAGTTAAGCGTGTTTTTTCCTCTGCTATGTCACCTGTACCACTTTTTTTGTGATAACCAGCTAATTTTCGCAAATAACTAATGTAAGCGTGTCTGCAAACATCAATATTTAGTGGTGATCTACCTTTTTTTGATGGTAATACGCCTTTTGTGATTAATTCAGAAATACTTTTAGTTGATAGGTCTAAGTGTTCTGCTACATCTCTTTGCGTTGCCATAAGCTAACAATTACCTAAATATATATAGCCAGTCGCTAGAAAAAAAGTGTGGTCGCGAATAACCCACGATGTATGCATAGAAAGAACCTAGCATTACCTTGCACTCCTTAAAGCTCTATCAAATGCTTTAGCAAACTTTTTGTCAAATACAGCACTACTAAATTTCTCTGCAATCACATAGAATGGGAATCTAGCTCTATAAGTAACTGACCTTTCAAATCCTATAATAAGTTTTAAACCTTGTTTTGTTCTTTCATATACTCCTTCTGTTCCACTAACATTACCTATAAATTGTGTATTCTTTTTTATTAGTCCAGTTCTTTTACCAATGATATTACCAAATTTATTTAGTCTAGCATTTGGTTTATATGGTACTGGTATTTGTTTGCCAGTTGTTCTTGTACCGCCCTCTATCTGATATTGCATATAATTTGCAACAATATCCTTCATGAGTAATACACCTACAAGTAAATTCTTTTTTGCTTTATTTATGAAGAAACCTCTTTTAGTAAATGGAGTAGGTCTATCTAGCTTTTTATCCATTTGTTTTGCCATTTCTTTTTTTAAATCAAACAAAGTGTTATTTATTGCTACAGATGTTGCAAAAGGTATTTGTTTCTTTTGAACAATAGTTGTGAACTTAGTTATCTCTTTAATGTTGCTCTTAACATTTATCTGCATACTTTCTCCAATGTGACTTGCCTTTAAACTTTAAACCTAACTCTTTTGCTTTTCTTCTGACTGTTGATGGGTGACATCCTAAAGTCATAGCTACATCATGTGACGATTTGCCTTGCTCTATCTTTTCTTTTAATTTCTTTTTGTCTATTTCCATCTGCTATTCTGTAGTTGATATATAGTTAATAAAAATAAAGCTACCAATATGTAAAAACTCATATCCATTATAGATTCTCGTAATGTTCTATAAGTTTATTTATATACCATACAGCTTTCTCTAAGTCTTGTATATTTGCTTCCTTATACTTATGTCTATGTATGTATTTAATTGCTGATCCCTCTAAGTATGCAGGAAACCCTTTGCCAAGTTGTTGCTTGATATAATCTATAGCTTCTACATTACCATTGTTGTAATGTGCTGGTTTATTAACTGGATCATGTTTTAGATCATCTAAACTATTTATTGTTTTTGGCATTTGCTTTTCTCCTTTTAATAATTTCTCTTTTACATTTGATTCTAATTTTTGGATGTCTATTATTATCATTTGCTATTTCTTCCAACTCACAAAGTTTTGTAGCGTGTAAATAAAAATGTTCAGTTGTTGTCTTACCTGTTTTTTTATTATATGTCTTAACACTTTTCTTTAGTTTTGTTGGCACTCTTTTTGTCCTTGTTAAATATCTTATCCCAATTATTATCTATTTTCTTTTTATCTTCAGGTCTACGTTTACTACCTTTGCTCATAAGTTATTTTTTGAAAGCTAACTTCTTTACTTAGTTTTGATAATAAATGTTTTGCTTCTATAAAATCTTTTGGAATACATCTTAATAATTCTTCTATGCTAAATATAGCAACATCTTCCTCTTGCTTATGTATTTTAATCAACAATGGTTTTTCTTCATCAGTATCACAAACTAATATATTCTTGTTATCAAATCTAAATGATCTAGCATTTGGTTGTATTTGTGGATAACAACTAGATTCTAATTTTATATTAAGTTGTTCAAATGCTCTATTCATCATATCAACTCTTGATATTTTTCTTTGTGTAGTTTCTTTTCGCAAAGATTCTTTTAACATCATTTCTGCTCTACAAAACTTTATCTCAAAATCTACACCTACCATTTTAAAGATGCGTTTTCTATTACCCCACTTAGCATAGGTTTGTGATTCATAAGTGCGTAATGCCCTTAATTTATCTTTTAACTGATTATCTAAATATGTACTTGGTTGGTTCATAATACTGTAATCTTAGTTGGTTGGTGGTTGGTTGTATTAGAAATACAAACCAAACCAACCATCTTTCTATTGATTTTGCCAAAAAACCCAACCAAAAACCAACCAAAAACCGACCAAAAACCAACCATATTAAAATACCTCATTATCAAATGATTTAGCCTGATAGCCATATCCCTCTTTAAAATGTACTAATTCCATGTCTTTCAAATCAGCTAATCTTGATTTTAATGCACTATCTGATATGTCCATTCTAGCTTTTAATATCGTAAACTTAACCCAAACACTTACAGGATCATTAGGCTCTTTCTCTTTTTGGTAATCTTCAATAGCTTTTATTGTTTCTTCTCTAGCTCTTGTTAATCCTAGTTTTTTAGGAGATTCATCAGTTATTGCTAGTACACCTGATGTCACTCCCTCATATCCATAAAGTGTTTGTTCTTTAAATTGAAAATATAGATCATCAATCGGAGTGCCATCTTTAACTAATGTTTGCTTTACAGTAACCAGCATAGCTTTATCATCACTATTCTTATCTCTATCTACTCTAAACTCATAATCTAAAGCTGCTGGTAATACAGAACTACCTCTTGCCCTACCATTACTACCATGTCCTGTATGATGCACTATAACTATTGTTGCATTAAATTCTTCTTTTAGTTCATCTACCCTTTGAATAAACTTATTCATATCTTCTGTAGAGTTTTCATTTAGTCCATAGTTTCTTGCAAGTGTATCTATTATGATCATACCAATACCATCATTATCTGCTTCTATATCTCTACAAACATTTTGCAACATAGTAAATTCTTCATCATCTCCTATTCTTGAACCTCTATTAGAAACTAATAATGTATTATCATTAATATTTATATTATAAAACTCTTCATAAGCCTTAACCCTACGACCTACACCAATAAATCCTTCACCAGCTAAATAAAGAACAGTAGATGGTTTTGTATTAAATCCATAAAAGTCTTTACCTGAACTTACAGCACAAGCCATAGCTATAGCTAAAAATGATTTACCTGATTTAGGTGATCCAAAGATAGACATTACTGTACCTCTCTCACATATTCTATCTACCATCCAATCAGGTTCAGTTAGATTGTCCATAATCTGATTTACACTTTGAAAGTATAAAGAACCTCTTGGTGGTTTTAATTTGTTTTGTTTAATGTAAGTTACAAGATCATCTGATGATTTAAAATAATTAGTTTTATATGCATCATACAAATCATCTTTTTCTTTTAAATCTTTTGGTGGTTGTGCGATAGTAACACTACAACCATTTTGTTTTAAATGTCTCGCTATTTCATTTGCACATTTCTTACCTGCATCATCATTATCAGGAAATATAAAAACCTCTCTATTATAAATCTTAGACCAATCTGCTTTATCCCAAGCGTTTACTCCACCATGCCAAGTGCAACAATCGTAGTCATATATCTGTTGACATCCTAGCAGAGCCTTTTCTCCTTCGTTGACAATAACTGGTTTATCTAAATACTTTTCTTCTACATAAATAGGTAGAGTACCTTCAGGTCTTTTCATTGACCAAGTACCATCTGTATTTAGAGTAAATGGTGCATACTTTTGTTTAATAAAATGACCATCAGGAAATCTTAGAACTAGAAAATTATCAGCATATTTGACTTTGATAAATGCTTGTTTATAAAGCTCTACCATTTGTTGCCTAGAGAAAGATTTAGCACCACCTTTAGGAACATTAGAGGATGTTCCATTCATAGAGGAGTAATTATGTTGTGGTGCTAAATCGTAACCATACTGCTTTAGTACTACTTTCACATCTTGGTTTAAATGTTTTATTAGATCAACAATACCACCACCTGTATCATTTTCAAAATCATACCAAGTTGCATCGTTTAGATTAAGAACTAGAGAACCTTTTGAACCCCATCTATATTCAGTAGATGTAGCTGTCTTAGGTTCTCCTAATAATTCTTTTGCTACTTCAGGTGCTATTCTTTGCCAATCTATGCTTTGCATCAGAAAGGAATATCATCATCTGTTAATAAATCATTATTGTCATTGATCTGCTTATTAACCAAATCAGATAAACCATCATTAGGTGATTTAACATTATCATCGTTTTCATCTTCATAGTACCAACTAGGTATAACAAATTCATTTGATCTAGGTGCAAACTTAGCAAACTCAAAACTAAGCTCACTTGATTGCCCCATACCAACTTGTATTTTTTTTGAACCAACATATTTGACTACTGGTAGTAGATCAGCATTTGCATCTTTTTCATTCCAAAACAAAGCAAGTATTTTATTAAATGCTTGTGTTTCAGCATAAGACATATTTTGCCATAACAAAGGTCTTGATGATCCTTGTGGTAGTACCCATGCTGAAAAAGCTCTTTTATATTCTTTTTTTGGATCAGTCGAAACAGGTCTATCTTCAGGGACTCCAAATTTTTTATCCCAAGCAAAATCATAACCTGTAGCCATATAATATATACCCCATCCACTTAGAAATGTTGCTGGATCAAGTTGTAAATATTGAAATTGAAATGGCTCATCTCCAACATAAAATTGCTGATCACCTGTTTTAAATTTAAGAAATGGTGAATCTCCACCACTACTCATTCCACCTAATATATCCATATATACTCTCCATTAATGTATTGTTTTATCAATACTGTTTAAAAAATCAATTTCAAGTTTAGTATAATTTCTTTCCTTGAAGCTGACATAATCTTCATCGTTTATGATTCCTAAAAAATCACAAGCAATATTTATTCTATCAAATCGTTCTCTGCAATAATCATCGAACTCATTTTCTAGCATAAAACTATTTACATCCATTAGCTTTTTGTAAGACTTCATCGATGTTCTCGCATAAGTCTGTTAATGGACACATTAAAGTAATTTTGTTTGATCTTGGAACATCTGACATTAACCATGCTGGTACTATACATTGTATTCTTTGCCTATCATACTTCCATATTAATATAGGTATGTATTTATCACCAGCAGCTTCTAGTGTTTGTGTCCACCAATTATTTCTAGGCATATTAGAACCAGCTTTAT